AAATAGCAGGAACTAAAGTAGGCAAGCCTAAAATAAATATAGTAGGTGCTACTAGATACGGTAAAATAAAATTTTTACTTGAAGAAAATTCACAAATTATATTTTCACCAGGTCCTATTTATTTAAAATTAAAAAGATTATTAAAAGATTTTAAACCCCATGATTATTTATTATTAACAGGGGATCCAGCTATTATATTATTAACAGGTATTATTGTCGCAGAGATTACAAACGGTAAATTTAATTTATTAAAATGGGATAAACAAGAAGCAAAATATTATCCTATTGAATTTGATTTACACTCGACATAATATTGCCACAATTATATAATATAATATGAAAAGAATGTATAAATTTAAAGATCGTCATTACTATAAAACTAGAAAACGTTTAGAATACGCAGAAAATTGGATTCAAGGTTTTTTAGCAACAGAAAGACAGATAGCAATAAGTGACAGAGTGACGCAGGCAATGGCTGCCGAAGCACCTATTACTTTTAGACTAGCACAATTAGTAATGCTACCTACTCTTATTTTGTCTTACTTAAAAAAGTATTTTGTATGGCGATCATTTAAAAAATGTAAGAAAGAAATACAATTACTTAGGAAGGAGTTAGAACAGTATGAATAATCTTACCGAACAAATGGAACAAGATCAAACAGAAGTTATTAATAATACATCTAATATTAAAACTTTATCTGATCAAGTTTTAAAACTAAGAGCAATGGAAGATCAATTTAAGATCATGGAAGAGGCTCTTAAAGAAAAAAAGAAGGAAATTGACAGAGTGTCTGGAGAAGTTATTCCAACAATGCTATCTGAAATGGGTTTATCTCAATTAAAGTTGGCTGATGGATCTGCAGTAGATGTCAAACCTTTTTACAGTGCTAGTATCTCTGCTCAAAACAAAGATAAAGCATATGCATGGCTTCGTAACAATGGACTAGGAGATATCATTAAAAACGAGATCTCGGTGTCTTTTGGTCGTAACGAGGATAACAAGGCAGCAAATTATGCTGAACTTGCAAAGAGTAGTGGGTATCAACCGACACAAAAGTTGAAGGTTGAGCCCATGACTCTAAAAGCGTTAGTCCGTGAGCGTATTGAGGCAAATAAAGAAATGCCAACGGAACTTTTCAATGTATTCATTGGAAATAAAACAACAATAAAAAGGAAACAATAAACATGAACCAAGAAGCAAATGTCGCAAAACGCGAAAATGCAGGAGCATTGGCTACAAATATTTTTGAAGCTGATGCAAACCAAGGAGCACAGAATATAGCGCAAGATGATCTTGCACTACCTTTTCTAAAAGTCCTTGGACAACTTTCTCCGGAGATTAACTCTAGAGATGCAAAATACATTAAAGGTGCACAACCTGGAATGATTTTGAATACTGTCACAGGAGATTACTATGACGGAGAGAAAGGTATCAATGTACTGCCAGTTTTCTATAAGAGACAATATATAGAATGGCAAGACAGAGGTGCTAGTATGGGAGCACCAGTTGCTATCCATGAAGTAGACAGTGATTTGTTAAGTAAAGTTACTAGAGACAAATCTAATAAAGATAGATTACCTAATGGTAATTATCTTGAAAACACGGCTAGTCACTTTGTGATACTAATGGGTGATACTCCTACAACCGCTTTGATTTCTATGAAAGCGACTCAATTAAAAATAAGTCGTAAGTGGAACTCAATGATGATGGGGATCAAAATGCAAGGCAAGAGTGGTTTATTTACTCCGCCTACATACAGCCACATTTATAATCTAAAAACTGTTCAACAATCTAACGATAAAGGAACATGGTTTGGATGGGATGTAGCAAAAGTTGGTCCTGTTCAAGATAAGTCAGTATATGATATTGCTAAAAATTTTGCCGAAAGAGTTGGAAAAGGTGAAGTTCAAGCAAAACACGGTACTGAAGAAACTAAAACAGACGTTCCATATTAAACTAATTCTCTAAGGAGAGTAGTTGCAACAAGAGGCGGAGAAGCGAGAGTAGATCCGCCTCTTAACTCGGATAAAATATGGAAGATAAATTTATAGAAATATTTACAGGACTTAAGAGAGCCCATGGGTGTACATATATTAATACTACACCAAAAGAAGGGGTTAAACTTAAAACAAAATCATTTGTTAAAAGAGAACAAGTGACTTCGGATCATTACAGAAATCATTTACATGGAGTAGAACCAAGTCTAGGTATTATACCTATTAATGAAGAAGACATGTGTAAATGGGGATGTATAGATATAGATTCCTATGCAGGATTTGATCATCAAAAATTAATAAACAAAATTAAAACTTTAAAATTACCCTTAGTAGTATGTCGTTCTAAATCCGGAGGTGCTCACGTATTTTTATTTTCAGAAAATTTTGTAGAAGCAAAAACTATGAGAGATAAATTAAATCAAATAAGAGCAGTGCTAGGATTTGGAAGTGCTGAAGTTTTTCCAAAACAAATAGAATTAAAATCAGAAGAAGATACAGGAAACTTTTTAAACTTACCCTATTTTAATCATGAAGTAAGCACTCGTTATGCTTTTAAAGATGATGGTAGTGCAGCAACTATAGAAGAATTTTATGGAATCTATAGTAATGTAAAACAACTAGATGTTGGTTCCATAAAGGTGCAGAGGCCTGATTCAGAATTTTCTGATGGACCTCCTTGCATTGAAACATTAGCAGCTGAAAAAATATCTGAAGGTGGTAGAAATGCTGCGTTATTTCATTTTGGTGTATATGCTAAAAAGAAATGGCCAAATAATTGGAAAGAAAAAATATCTTGGTTTCATGAAAATTATATAGTAGGAGATTTAGATCAAAGAGAAATAGATATTATTAAAAATCAACACGAGAAAAAAGATTGGGGATGGAAATGTAATGACGTTCCTATGTGTAATGTATGTGATAAGCAATTATGTAAAACAAGACAATTTGGAATAGGAAACTCTGTTATGTTTCCAGAGTTAAGTGATTTACAGGAAATACAATTAGAAGAACCTTATTATTATTTAAACATAGATGGAAAAAGATTAAAACTTCCAAGCGCTAAATACTTAAGACAACAACCTTTATTTGAAGAAGCCTGTATAGCTGGAATAGGAATTTTTCCACCAACAATGAAAATAAAGGATTGGAAAGTTTTAGTTAATCAATTATTAGGAACTCGTGAAATTATACCACCACCTAAAGGAACATCTAAAAAAGATCAATTACAAAATCATTTAGAAGAATTTTGTACTAATAGAACTTCAACTACAGTTGAAAAAGATGATATCAAAAAAGGTGCTGTATTTACTGATGAAGGTAAACATTACTTTTTATTTGATTCTTTCTTTTATGGATTTTTACAAAGAAGAAGATGGGATGTTAAGTTTCAAGAAACAAGTCAAATGTTAAAAGAGCATTGTGGATGCACTACAGAAAGAATTATTTTAGGGAAGAGTAGACCAACCGTAACTATATTAAATTCTTTCGAAAAAAAATCAGAAGATTATACACCAAAACAACTTAAACCGAAAGATAATTTTTAATGAAATTAAGGTGCTTTATTGAAAGCTTTATAGATGTAGGAAGTGGATTAATACTAGCGATTTTAATTCAATTATATATTTTTCCTTTTTTTGGATTATATCCTACTGTATGGGACAGTTTGCACATAGCATTAATTTTTACAGTAGTTTCTATAATACGATCATCAATATGGAGAAACTTTTTTAGGAGAAATAGATGAAAACAATTGTAATTGGACCTCCAGGTACAGGGAAAACAACAACACTTTTAAATCTAGTAGATAAATATTTAAAAAAAACTGATCCAAATAAAATAGGGTATTTTGCATTTACTCAAAAAGCTGCTCATGAAGCACGAGATAGAGCAATGGATAAATTTAATTATAGTGAAGATGACTTACCTTACTTTAGAACTCTTCATTCATTAGCATTTAGAAGATTAGGAATTAATAAAGATAATGTAATGCAACGTAGACATTACGAGGATTTAGGTAAAAAGATAGGATTTCCAGTAGACTATGAAGACAATGATACTGAAATGAATGGTATATTTTCTACTAAAAGTGATTACTTAAGAATAATACAATTATCTAAATTAAGAAATATTTCTATTGCAAGACAATATGATCTTAAAGAACATACACAGGATGTAGAGTTTGATAAATTAAAAATTATAGCAAATGAATTAGAGAGATATAAAAAAGAATATAACTTAGTAGATTTTAATGACATGATTCTAAATTTTAAATCAGGAGTATGTCCTAAGTTTGATGTGGTATTTATAGATGAAGCTCAAGATTTATCTCTTATGCAATGGGATATGGCAAAAACTATATGGGATAAATCAGAAAATAATTACATAGCAGGTGATGATGATCAAGCTATTTTTAAATGGGCAGGTGCAGATGTAAATAGATTTATTACATTAGGCGGAGAATACATAAAGCTTACTCAATCTTATAGAATACCAGCTAAAGTTCATGAGTTTGCTATGAAAATTATTAATAAAGTAGGTAATAGAATACCAAAACAATGGAAACCTAGAACAGTAGAAGGATCTCTTTCTTCTTATGCAGATTTTAGACACATAGATATGTCTAAAGGAGAATGGTTAGTTCTTACGAGAACTCGATCAATGTTAGATGAGTTAGAAGATGTGGTTTATAAAAATGGTCTTTATTATAAAAATAAATTTAAAAAATCATATGAGCAGGATTTATATGATGCCATAAATGATTGGGAACATTTAAGACAGGGTCAATTATTAAATTATAAACAAGTAGAAAAAATATATAGTTATATGAGTAAGAACCATGTAGAAAAAAATAAATTAAAAATAATGATTAAAGATGCTTTCTTTGGAATAGATCAATTAACTAATCAATATGGATTAAAAACTAAAGGTGTATGGTACGAAGCATTTGATAATGCACCATCTAAAAAAGTTTCTTACATAAGACAAATGAGAAAAAATGGAGAGCAATTAAATAAAAAACCGCGAATTATACTATCTACAATACACGGGGTCAAGGGTGGGGAAGCAGATAACGTAGTATTACTAACAGATTTATCAAGACAAACTTTAAGAGAATATGAAAGAGTACCGGATGATGTAAATAGATTGTTCTATGTTGGTGCAACAAGGACCAAGGAACATTTACATGTAGTAGAACCAAAAGATATTTATAAGGCATTTAGAATATGAGTGATATATATAAAAAGCAGGTAGGAGGGACTCACTATCAATCGATGATCATTCAGCCTAGTGAGTTTATAAATAAAAATAATATTCCATTTGCTGAAGGCAACGCAATTAAATATTTGTGTCGTCATAAACAGAAAAATCAAAAACAAGATTTATTAAAAGCTAAACATTATATTGATATGGCTATTGATAGAGACTATCCAGAAAAAGAACAAGAAAACCAACCACAACAAAAGGACAACTCATGGGGGATAATAGTTAAATGATGCAAGTACCACTTTTTAAACCACAAACCGAATGGACACCACCTACGGAATTTCCAGATTTATCAAAATATAATGAGATAGCAATCGATTTAGAAACTAAAGATCCTGATCTAATAAAAATGGGTTCAGGTGCTGTAACTCAAAGAGGTGAAGTAGTAGGTATTGCTGTAGCTGTTAAAGGATGGAAAGGTTATTTTCCAATAGGTCATGAAGGCGGTGGTAATATGGATAAAAGAATGGTGCTTAAATGGTTTCAAGCAGTTTTAAATACAGATGCTGATAAAATATTTCACAATGCAATGTATGATGTGTGTTGGATTAGATCTTTAGGACTCACTCTTCAAGGAAAAATTATAGATACTATGATTGCATCGGCATTGGTTGATGAAAATCAAATGAGATATGATTTAACTAGTTGTGCAAGAAGATATACAGGACAAGGTAAGGATGAAGCTGCATTATATGAAGCAGCTAAATCATGGGGAGTCGATGCTAAAGCTGAAATGTATAAACTTCCAGCTATGTATGTTGGAGATTATGCAGAGAAAGATGCTGAGATAACTTTAGAACTTTGGCAAGAATTAAAAAAAGAAATAATACATCAAGATATTTCTTCTATATTTAATTTAGAGACTGAACTATTTCCTTGCCTCGTTGATATGCGATTTTTAGGAGTTCGTGTAGACGTAGAAGGCGCTCACATATTAAAGCAACAATTAGTTGCACAAGAAAAAGAATTATTACAAAAGATAAAAACAGAAACGCAAGTAGACGTTCAAATATGGGCAGCACGCAGTATTGAGAAAGTTTTTCAAAAACTGTCCCTACCATATGAGCGAACCGCCAAAACAAGTTCTCCATCATTTACAAAAAATTTCCTTTCAAATCACCCCCACCCACTGGTGAAATTAATAACCCAGGCTCGTGAAATTAACAAGGCCCATACCACGTTCATTGATACCATATTAAAACATTCTCACAAGGGCAGAATACATGCTGAAATAAACCAACTTAGATCCGATAATGGCGGAACTGTGACTGGTAGATTCTCGTATTCAAACCCAAATTTACAGCAAATACCAGCTAGAAACAAAGACCTTGGACCACGGATTAGGTCGTTATTTATACCCGAGGAGGGCCATACATGGGGTTGTTTTGACTATAATCAACAAGAGCCTAGGTTGGTAGTGCATTATGCTTCTCTTCAGAATTTAATGGGTATAGACGAAGTATTAGAATCATATCAAAAAGGTGAAGCAGATTTCCACTCTATCGTATCCGAGATGGCAGGAATCCCTAGATCACAGGCCAAGACTATAAATCTTGGCTTGTTCTACGGAATGGGTAAGAACAAATTACAAGCTGAACTAGGTACCAATAAACAAGATGCTGAAGATTTATTTACTAAGTATCATAGTAGAGTTCCATTTGTTAAACAGCTGATGAATGCTGTAATGCAAAGAGCACAGGAATCTGGTCGTATTAGAACTTTACTAGGACGATTATGCAGATTCCATTTATGGGAACCTAATCAGTTCGGTATTCATAAACCTCTACCTCATGAAGCAGCGCTCGCGGAACACGGACCAGGGATTAAACGTGCATACACTTACAAAGCTTTAAATAAATTAATTCAAGGATCAGCAGCTGATATGACAAAAAAAGCAATGATAGAATTATATAAAGAAGGAATTACTCCACATATACAAGTACATGATGAACTGGATATATCTGTTAGTGACAACTCAGATAAGATAAAAGAAATAATGGAGCATGCCGTAAACCTTGAAGTTCCCAATAAAGTAGACTATGAACACGGTATTAATTGGGGTTCAATTAAATAAAAGGATGATTGACAATGGCTTATTTAAATGCAAATATACCAGCAACTTATGCACAAATAAGGAGAGAATATTTATATGACCTTAAAAAACATCATGGAGAAGTCGAAGACTGTATTATCTTTGGCATTACATCGATTACAGGGCGGCCTATACTCTTTCATGCAATCATGGAAAATGGCGCTATCTTCTATCGTCTCCCGATATCTGCCTTCATTCAGCGAGGCTTTGAAGCAAAAGAAGTTCCTGGACGTAGACTTGATGAGTTGGAGCTCTGGAATTGTTTTAGTTATTATCCTGCTGTTACTTCTTGGGATATTCTAGACGGTCAATCCGGAAAATACTTTGGTAAAGATAAGAAAATGCACGCAGGTGAATATCTTTTCACTGTTGACTTTGCTCATCCAGAAAGTAATATCATAGATACAGATCATTCTGAGATACCGCATGAACACAAGTGCGCACACATAATGGCTTTAGAGGACGGCAATTATGCAGCACAACCTAACAATCGAATTATATGGGATATACCATCTTTTACAGTTAAAGATGAAATTCCTGACTGGAAAGTTCAAACATCAGAATGGAATGTAGAAAATACTCGTAAATGGAAAACAGAAGATACTGATAATTTCTTTTACGAAATTGAAGAAAAAAAGTAATGTGGAGGCTCATTATGGACTACAAATTTACAGCAATATTAATAATATTGTTATGTTTACTGGCTGTTTTTGTAAAACCTTCCCGTACACCATTGAAACTTGACGAAAAAGACTATATACTTCCAAAACCAAAACCAAAAGTCGGTATCGACAATGAGGAATGGGAGAAAATTGAATGATTGAAAAATTAATGACAATGTTAGTCGGAATCTTACTGGCTTTAGCTGGCTGGAGTCTATCTCGTACATTTGAACTGTCTACTATTCAGGCAGTGCATGAAGATAAAGTACATACACTCCAAGCACAAGTTTTAAAACTAGAAGATCAGGTTGATAGAATGATGGATTCAGATAAAGAAATCATGGACCAACACGAAAAATTATTTAAAAAATTAGAACAAGGCAATACAGGGTATAGTTATAACTAATGGCTAAAGATAAACCACTTAACATATCGGAATCAGCGGCTGTACAGATGCCGATGAAAACCGTAGCTAGCCTCATAATTCTAGTTGCCATGGGCGTGTTTGCATACACGGAGCTGACTTCAAGATTAGTATCGTTAGAGACTTCACGTGAGTTGTTTGAAAATGATTTGCTTAAGAAGTCCGAACAGGTCCCCGTGGATCAGGAGCAACATTTTTTATTGGAGGATCTTTATAAAAGTGTAGAGCAGATTGAGACAAGAATTGAAGACATGATGCACAATAAAGTGAATATCCAATTTATACAAAAACAAACTGAGAAGCTTTTAACAGATGTTGAGATCCTAAAAGATAAAGTAAGAGCAAATAAAAATGGAGGTACACATTGACAGAATTAGTGGTAGCCCTCCTAATGATAATCAACGGAGAGATCAAGGAACACAGAATCCAAATTGATCCTAAAACAGGTAAGCCTTCAATGGCAATGTGTTTGAAAGGCAAAAGACATGCTACAAGAGGTGAGAAAAAGAATAGTAATATTACTCATCAATGTATCAAGTCGATGGCTGAGACAGAGTTGAACATCGATGGTTCAAAGTCTATTAAAAAATTAATCCTTGAATAAGAAATTATACTCATTTTTTCTTAAAAAGAATAAGCCTAGAAATAAAGTTGCTCAACAATTAAGTGATGGACGTTATCGTCAAGTTGTGATAAAGAATAAGAAAGCTTATAAACGTAAGGAGAAACATGTTCGGGAACGGTCCGTTCGGGACGGGAATTAATATGACAGCGCAGGTAGTCAATGGTGACTGCCCATTATGCTGTGAAACTAGTATCTTTGTGTCACTACATCAAACAGTTTATAGATGTTTAAGTTGTGGAAATGATATAGAGCAAAAAATAAATGGAAAAATTAGTTATATTCCACATATAACGAGTAAAGATAATACCAATGGCAAAAGCACCTAGGTTTGGAATTAATAATTATAGAGGAGCGACTAGGAGAAAAAGACCTGGGCGACATACAAAAAAACCTAACAAAAGTTTTTCTAGAAAAATGTATCGAGGCCAAGGAAGATGAAAATAATTTTAACTTTATTTATATGTAGCTATGTTCAAGGAGCTTGTTTGGATCCTTATGAATGGCCAAAAAAATTTAATGATATGTATGATTGTATGAATGCAGGATACGAAGAAGCAAATAAAAAGATGATAGAAATTGGAAGAGAAGAAGTTAATAAACATCAAGTCTATATTAGATTCACTTGTACTGAAACAAGTGTAGTTCTTAAACAAGGTCAGCCTACTTAATTTTTAACTGCCCTAATATTGCCACAATTACATGGTATAATATATTATAGGAGAAAAAAATGAGTTATTATTGGAGTCCACAAAAACTAAAAGAGTTAAAAGATAAGGGATTAAAACTTAATTATTACTATAGTTGTCCTGTCTGTCATGAGGCTACAAAACCTGATGAATGGTCAGAAGATAAGTATAGTTGTATAAATTGTGGACCGATCCCAAAGAGGGAAAGAGGAATCGGTACATAAAGGTGAGAACCCTTATTCTATCAAAAAATAAAAAGCTAGTCAAGGGATATTTTACCCTTGACTATCCTATAAAATAATGTTATAATAGTGCATCAAAAGGAAAGGAAAAATGGATAAAAACTTATATAAAAATGTTACCATCTCAAAAGAGACTCACGAAATGTTAACCAAACTTTCTAAGTGTTTATTACCGGATGGAACTAAAATATCTATCAGTAAAACAGTAGAAATTATAGCTAAAGAAAAAGCTAAAAAATTAAACGGCAAATTAAAATAAAGAAAGTAATATGACAGATAAAAATAAAATGGCTAAAGCTGCCATGGAAATGGCTGCTGAAGTTTTAAGTGGTGATTTACAAATAGAAGCAAAAGAAAAGATGAATAGATCTGGGTCTTATACTTCATTCTTTGTAAAAGTAATTGAATACATAGATCAATTAAAAATTGTTCCACCTAACTATAAATCATTAAAATCATTAATGATAAATGTTAATAAAAGTAAACACTTGGAAGTAGAAGAAGAAATTAAAAGACATGTTCCTCAAACTCAAAGTAGTTTAACACCAAGAGATTTAGAATTTTGGATTCAAACTGCTAAAAAAGGAGAAAAATTAGTTTACTATACAGGTACTACCTTTGCTAAAAGAGTGATGAATGAGGCTAATGTATTTAGTAGAGCAAGATCTTTAGCTATGGACTATGATGAAATAGTAAAGAAGAAAAAGAATTACCAATACAGAGGACATACTCGAGGAGAATGGGGATGTAATTATACAGGACTCGTAGATTTAGTTCAAAAGAAAGTAACTAATCTTCAAAAAGATCATGAAGGAAATATTATTTCTTATCCTATTTATAATTATATTATGATTAAAAGATGAAGGAAGGTATGAAAATCTGTGATCATTGTAAAGGAAATGGTTACACTAAAGTTTATGATATGATTATTCAATGTGATACATGTAAGTCACAAGGAGAAGTAAAACATAGATTAACTGTATTAGAATTAAAAGAATTAGTAAAACAAGCAGGACTCCAATGAACGATAAAGATAAAAAACCACCACACTATCCGGACGAAGAGTTAAATAGAGTATATCAAGAACTCTTTGAAACAGCTGCAGGATTAAGTTCAGTGACAGACCCAGGGTTAGTTGCTGCATCGATGATGGCTATCGGATCACGGATCTATAAAACAATATTAAGTCCGGAAGATTATCAAAAAATGATGGAGAAGGTTGCTAAAACAGATGTAAAACCTTTTAAGAAAGAAACATTACAATGATTAAAAAAATAATTTATTTTCATTTATTATTATTTTTGATTGTGGCTTTAGTTTCGTGCGCTAAACCAGAGCAAGAAAATAGAATAATTGTAAATATATTAAAACAAGCGATAACACATGGGATAGATTTTTAATGTGGAATAAACAAGGACTCTATAATAAATTAAATAGAGAAGGTAAATCAATTAGAAAATATCCTAACGGTGATGACCCTTTAAAGATTAAATTATTTGGTAAAACACGTGAGTGCTCTAAGTGTGGTAAAAGAAAAAGTATTTTAAGATTCCATTGGAAGTCTTTTTATAAAACTAAAACACAAAAAGTTAGAAGAATCCAGGCACAGTGTGGAGAATGTAGAGTGAAGTATGACAATTTAAAATACAGTAAGAGTCCCGAAGCTTACATAAGACGAAGGTTGATGAATTTAAAACAAGAGTGTAGAAGTAAACGAGGTAGGAAGAAAGTATTATTAACTTATGAACAGTTGATTGCAATATACAAAAGACAGATTAAAAGAAGAGGTCTGATATGCCCATTATCCGGTTTTAAAATGACTTACAAGTTAGGTAAGGGAGATATATTAACTAATATGTCTATCGATAGAAAACGATCTGATAAATATTATGAGAAGGGCAACATACAATTTGTATGTCTTATGGCGAATAAAATGAAAAACTTATATACCAATAAAATTTTATATGATTGGTCTAGAAACGTAGCGAGGAATCTTGGAAAAAACTATAGAAACTAATATGCCTGGTAAAAAAGCGACCTATGGAATATTTAATTGGGGTCCTTGTGTATTAAAAATTAAAATATCTAAAGAGTTTCATAAGTTATTACTTAAAGAAGCTAATGGATCTAGAAAAAAAGAAAATTTATATCAAGATAAACTAGCTGGAATCATTAAAGAAGAATATAAATTTAGAGATAGAAGTCTCTTTATACCCTATTTCTCTCAAATACTTGGAGTATATGATGAAGCATGGCAGATGTGGAAGAATCAAAAGCATGAGCGAAAGCCAGAGTATCTAATGAGTGCTCTATGGGTTAACTTTCAGAAGAAACATGAGTTTAATCCACCTCATGATCATTCAGATCAGTTATCCTTTGTTATATACTTAAGTATACCAGAGTCTTTAAAAAAAGAACATAAAGAATTTAAAGGTAAGAGTAGTGGACCTGGAGGGATTAGTTT